TTGCTCGTTTCGTGCAATGTGAAACCGCACTGAGTCAGTATGGATTACTCGGAAAACATCCGACCACCTCGGCAGTGATGGCTTCTCCATTTGTCGCCATGAGTCAGAACTTTCAAAAACAAGCCAATGTCATCTGGTATGAAATTGGGCAAATTGTAAAAGAAAATTGCTCGGTGGAATATACAGGAGACCCCAACACGGATGCCATGGAGCGATTATTACGTTCAAGGAAAGGGAGTTAATTGATGATAGAAAAAGTAAATCCAATGCACGTTAATAAAATAGCCGACCGCATTGCAGGAGCGATTGTAGATCTGGCTTATCGAACAGAAGAAAATCCTAAAATAGCAGTTGAAGTGTTAATCGGCCATGGCAAATGTCATGTGATTATCGAAACTTCAGGTGCTCTTTCTATTAACAAAATCAAACAAATTATTAGACGAATTGCAGGAAAAGTAAAAAGTGATATTGTGATTGTTTCACAAGATAAAGAATTAGCGGATAACCAAGCAGAGGAACTTCGATGTGGGGATAATGGCATCTTCAAAGGTGTGCCACTGACTGATGAACAACTTCAATTGTCAGCATTGGCTCATGAAGTTTATGAAAATTTCCCAACGGATGGCAAATACATTCTTGATGGTGAAAAACTGATTATCTGTCAAAGTCATGCAAAGAATACCTTACTACGTTTATTGTATCCATCTGCGATTATCAATCCTCTAGGCGAATGGTCTGGTGGACCAAACGTTGACACTGGTGCAACTAATCGCAAACTCGGGTCAGATATGGCAGATTCGGTGACTGGTGGTGGATTGCATGGGAAAGATTTATCAAAAGCGGATGTGTCAGTAAATATCTATGCCTTCCTAAAAGCACAGGAAACTGGCAAGTCTGTCGAGATATCGTGTGCGATTGGAGATACAGAAATTGACGGTCGACCTTACTCAGAGATTGTGGAGATTGCGGCGAACTACATCAATGAGATTGGTGGTTTTGAGAAATTAGCAGAATGGGGGTTATTCTAAATGGTTGAAACGATTGAGCGTTTTGAAAAAGTAGATATTGAGAAGTTGATTCCCTATGTTCGCAATTCTCGAACGCATAGTAAAGAACAAATAATTCAACTTCGTGGGTCACTTAGAGAATTTGGTTTCATTAATCCTTGCTTGATTGATAAAGACTACAATGTCATAGCGGGGCATGGACGAATTTGTGCGGCAAAAGAAGAAGGGATTGCAGAAGTCCCCTGTATCTTTGTAGAACACCTCACCGAAGCACAAAAGCGAGCCTACATCATAGCCGATAATCGTTTGGCAATGAATGCTGGTTGGGATGATGAAATGTTAACCGTGGAGTTATCCGACTTGCAGGGTGCGGACTTTGATTTAGATTTGCTTGGATTTGATGTTGCTGAATTGGATAAGCTACTCAATCCAGAGTCTGACATTAAAGAAGATGATTTTGATGTCAATGCAGAACTTGAACAACCAACTTTTAGCAAGACAGGTGATTTATGGCTTCTAGGCAATCACCGCTTGATTTGTGGTGACTCGACCAAGCAAGAAACCTACGATATTTTGATGGACGGCAAGAAAGCGAATCTCTGCGTGACAGATCCACCTTATAACGTGAACTATGAAGGAACAGCAGGAAAAATCAAAAATGATCATATGGCAAACAAGGCATTTTACAGTTTTCTGTACGAGGCATTTTCTTGTATCGAAAAAGCTCTAGCCGATGATGCAAGCATTTATGTTTTCCATGCGGATACAGAAGGTTTGAACTTTCGTAAGGCTTTCCAAGAAGCTGGTTTTTATTTATCAGGCACCTGTATTTGGAAGAAACAAAGTCTTGTGCTTGGTCGCTCACCTTATCAATGGCAACACGAGCCAGTCCTCTATGGGTGGAAGAAAAAAGGGAAACATCAATGGTACACGGGTCGTAAAGAGTCGACGATTTGGGAATTTGATAAACCAAGAAAGAATGGTGATCACCCAACAATGAAACCACTGCCCCTCCTTGCCTATCCGATTCAAAATTCTTCTATGAGTAATTGTATTGTAATAGATGCCTTTGGTGGTAGTGGTTCAACCTTGATTGCTTGTGAGCAGACGAATCGCATTTGCCACATGATTGAACTGGATGAAAAGTTCGTAGACGTGATTGTGAACCGATATATTGAACAAGTTGGCTCAAGTGAAAATGTGACAGTAATCCGTGAGGGACAAACGTTGAAATATGAAAACGTGGTGATTGCCGATGAAGAATAGCTTTTTTACTTAAAAAAATTGTTTTTGCAATTTTTAGGCACCCCCTTATCTACTACTATTACTTGGCAAGTAGAAAAAATGTTATAAATCGCACTTATGACTTGCTATTACAGGCGTTTAGAGTGATATATAGTGTACGGAAAAAAGGAGGAAGCAGAATGTGGAGCGAAGGAATTCTTAGTATTGAGGGCAAAGAAGTGAGCTATTGCCTAAACCATTTTGAAGAACCAAGCAAGTTTGGCATTGAGAAAGGTCGAATTTCAAAATTGGAACTTCGAGCAGAAAAGGCAATCATTTGTAATTACGATAGAGGTTGGGATGTGAAAGCAACCACCAACCTAGCCAAGAAAGCATTGAAACAACTCTTGGCAGAATTCAATTAGGAGGACGCAGAATGTTTCCAGATAGAAAAATTGTTGAATGGTTCAAAAAAGAGTATCCCAATGGAACAAGGGTAGAACTTCTTCAAATGAACGACACTTTTGCCCCACCTATTGGGACACTTGGCACGGTAAAGGGCATAGACGACATTGGCTCGATTCAAGTGCGTTGGGATAATGGCTCAGGTCTGAGCGTTGCTTATGGCGAGGACTCTGTCAGAAAGGTGGAATCGTAATGGATGAATATCAATTGGTTTTCCAAAATGGGAAAATAGAAGTCTATAACAGTTTCAAGGATGTATGGGCTGTCATCACTACCATGATTGAGAACGATGATTTGGTTTGGGTAAATTTGGATACACCAACCGAACTAATCAGAGTCAGAAAAGGAGTCGAATAATGGCTAAGGTGAGCAAACGTAAAATCTATAATATTGCCAAGCAACATATCGTAGGATTGCCCGAACGTGGCGATTTAAAGACTCGTTACAATGACCGTGAAGATTTCCTCGACATTGCGGTTTGGTGCCTTGAGGACGCGCTTGTGGCGGCTTACGAGCGAGGCAGGAAGGATGCAGAAAATGAACGACACAATCAAAAAACAAATTCTTGAGATTCGAGATTCTGGGCTGACCAATATGTTTGACACTGTGATGGTTAAGCGCTTAGCCCATGAGCGACACTATTTTGAACTCGTGATTTTCATTGAGGAGCACAAGAGGGAATATGTGCATTTTATGATGACGTGAAAATAAAAATTAAATGACTGCCACGGCGGTTTTTTTTGATAACAAGAAAGGAGGCGACGTGGTGTTAGAAAATTATCAACCTACTGAATTTATTGACGAAAAGTCTTATTACGATAAAGCAAGAGCTGACTACGCTGTTTCTTTTATCGAACTCTTAAAACATACCAAAGGGCAATGGTTTGGGAAACCATTCAAACTTATGCCTTGGCAAGAGAAAATTATTCGTGATTTATTTGGGACGATTAAAGAGAATGGCTATCGACAATTCAATACAGCATATATATCTCGTATTCATGCTTATTTGACCCGAGGAAATTATTACGACAGCACGATTAAAGAAATTCTAGAGACAATTTATTCTGATTTGAAGCGACTTAGAACAAGTCCAAAAATTGGTAGTTTGTTAAGTGTTCGGACAACAATTCCAAATGATTATCGGTATCTTGTCAGCGGAGATTACTTGATTTTTTACAAAATATTTGAAAGTGAAAAGCTAGTTCGTATTTATCACATTTATCATGGCAAGGAAAATTATCTCTCAAAACTAAAATTGCATAAACATCAAAGCATCTATCAAACACGATAGGTGTTTTTTGATACCTAAAAAGGATAAAAAAGAGCTTGAAAAGCAAACGGTTGCATGATAGAATGAACGGTGAAAACGATAAACACGATAGGTGTTTTTGATACCTAAAAAGGATAAAAAAGAGCTTGACAAGCAAACGGTTGCATGATAGAATAAACGGTGAAAACGATTGCAATGTGGCCGAGAGGTGTGCAAAATTGCAAGCATACAATAAGGAGATCAAATGAATCAAATTAAACGTATCATGGCCATCGATCCATGGAAAATCAAATCTGACACGTTAGAGATTGAAGACCGTAGACTGCAAGAGTCCCTGACGGCGATTGGCAACGGCTATATGGGGATGCGGGGAAATTTTTCGGAAACCTATTCTGGCGATAGCCATCAAGGCTTCTACTTGGCGGGGGTTTGGTATCCAGATAAGACCCGTGTCGGCTGGTGGAAAAATGGTTATCCGGAGTATTTTGGCAAGGCCATAAATGCTTTAAACATTGCCAAAATCAACTTAAACATTGATGAGGTTGAAGTTGATCTAGCGGTTGACCCGATTTCTAATTTTACTCTGGCGCTTGATATGCAAAAAGGGACGCTGAGCTATGGGTATGACGTTCGTGGTGTGCGGGTTTCGGCTGAACGCTTCTTTTCAGCAGATGTCCGTGAACTTGCAGTCTT